GTTCAATTTCAGGACTTGCATAAATAACTGGGGCTAGGCTCTGATCGTGGAGACAACGCACACCAGTTTCAAAAATCCACTCAGCACTCTGAATAACGGAATCGATTATATCGAGACCATTTGAAGTGCGGGAATGTGCTTCGAAGGTTACCAATTGGTAATTCCCTAACTCGAACGTACACTTAGATTCATGACCTCCAAGCACCGTAAAACCCGCGCAAATAATCTTATGCATATGGGACCACACTGGATTGGTTCTATAGTTTTCCATGTATCTGACCACATAGAATTGGGAACGGGAGAATTTTCTGTTTTAACTCCCGCGAGCTGAAGAATAATGTCTTTTAGATTACCGAGAAGAGACCCACTAGTGTGAGATTGTATAAATCCCACTACTGCACAAACCGTATCCATCAGATCCGTGCTACGCATTATTTGATAAATCAGAATCCCTACCGTCTCTGCAAAACGGATGATAGAATCTGACTCAGGTAAACTCTCAACTCTTTCCTTGACCTTTTCCGACATTTCTTCCATCGTAGCCAGAGTATCAGCGGTAACATCAGCCTGGGGTACACTTGGTATTGGCACTGGTCTACAATAATCACCTTCACCAGTACACAGATCACAGTATTCACCATGTTTGGGCACAATAAGCTTACATCCAGGACAGGTTAAACACCTTGAACAATTACACATATTGTCAAATTCCCAATCAGGATACTCGGGATGACAGTGCGTACAATAATCTCCTTCGCTACAGGTGCACGGCTTAGAAACTTCTTCCTTCTTTTTCCGCGATCTCTTTTTCCGATTTTGAACCGGTAATTTGAAGGTAACCTTCTTCTTTTTCCTTCCTCCTCTACCAAAACCCCCAATTACAATCGCCTGGGGGACTGAATTAGCAATATTTCGAATCTTGATGTGGGTTTTTTCCCATAGTTCGTACTGCTTTATTCGAATTTTGGTAGAACGATCCAATAAAAATAAAACCTCCGGGGTTAGAGGTTTATATACAACCTTAGATATTTGTACTACAACCTGATTGTAAATGGATCGTGCCTTAGTTCTGTCAAAAC